AACTTGTTTTGAGGGCGACTCTGGTCTTTTAAACATCATCCCCAACGAGCTAATCGAAACCTACAACAAATCGCTGTTTGAGATTACGCTCAAGAACGGTTCGATCATTCAAGGCATCCCAGCATCAGAACCAGAGCGTTATCGTGGTAAGCAGTTCCATGGTGGCTGGTATGACGAGCTTGCCGCGTTTGACTACTTGGATGATGCATGGGATCAAGCACAGTTCACCATGCGTCTGCGTGATCTGCGCATACCACGAGTTCAGCAGATTGTTACCACCACACCGAAGCCACGAGAGTTGATCGTAGATTTGAACGAAGGCAAGATTGGTGGTGATGTGTATGTGGTTAATGCCAGCTCGTATGAAAACAGACAGAACTTATCCTCATCGTTCTTCAAAGCGTTAGAAACCTATGAAGGCACCGACCTTGGTAAGCAAGAGATTTATGGTGCGATTCTTGATCCCGAAGATGCGGGTATTGTCAAGCGTAAGTGGTTTAAGCTCTGGCCATCTAAAAAACCATCTCCCGCTTTAGAATATGTGATTGCCAGTTACGATCCAGCTACCTCAGAAAAGACAGCGAACGATCCGACTGCGTGCGGTGTGTTTGGGATCTTTGAAAACCCCGATGTGGGAACTTGCGTAATCTTGCTTGACGCATGGGATGGACATCTTGGTTACCCAGAGTTGCGTCGTAAAGTCATCGATGACTACAAAGAAGTGGTGTATGGAGCAGACAACGACTTTGCTAAGGGACGAAAGGCAGACTTAATTTTGATGGAAGATAAGTCCGCTGGTATTTCGCTTATCCAAGAGCTGCAAGGGTCGGGCACCCCAGTGCGAGGATACAACCCTGGGCGTGCTGACAAAGTGCAGCGATTAAACATTGTGGCACCGCTGATTGCTAAAGGTAAAGTCTACATCCCAGAAGATCCTAAGAAACCTGGTGAAGTGGCAGAGTGGGCTAAACGCTTTATACGGCAGGTGTGTTCGTTTCCAGAGAGCGGTGGGCATGATGACTATGTGGATGTGCTTTCGCAAGCCTTGCGTGTTCTAAGGGACTCTGGATGGATCCAGCTTGATTACCTACCCGATCGTGGTTATGAGTATGTGGATGACGAGCTAAGAAAGAAAAGATATAACCCGTATGCAGTTTAGGGCGAACACCCCGTTATTTTTGCATAAGTAGTTATAGATATGGCGATAAACCCAATTAAAACCCCACAAGAGATGCTTCTTCAGTCCGCTGGTATCCCAGCGCTGGCTAGTGGAGGAAAGCCACCTACTAAAGCACAAATGCAAGCAGCTATAGCATCGAATGCTTTGAAGGGTGGAATGCCATCAACCAGATACAAACCCGAAAATCCGATCATTGGATATCGTGCTGCGTCCAACCCTAAGCATGCGGATAAGAATGGCATGGAAACCATGCCCACCACATTTGACAAGGATAAGATTACCAAATATGTCAATGCCTACGCAGATGCCAAAGATCAGTTTGGATTGCCAGCACTCACACCCCAAGACCTTCTCAATCAATTACTGGTTGAGGGTCGTTCTGATTTTGGTTTTAACAACCTTGATAAAAACGACAAACAAGCCAACAAAATTGCAGGTCAATTAGTTGACTGGGGTCATGAGGATTTACCCGCTGGCTTTGCTGGCGCAATTTACAACAAACAGCGGATTGCTAATGCCCATAATGTTCCATACTATGTTGCATGGAATGGTGAGGGCAGAAGTAAAGATACGGGTTTGACTGGTTGGGATTATAATGATCGTATTAACCAAAGTCGTTTTGCAGTAGAAGACCCACGCAACAAACCTTTATTGGATCACATCAGTACTTTAATGCAACCCCCACAAGCAAGCGATGCAGATCCTAACGCAATGAACGCAACTAACCTCCTTGGTAACACCAACATGCCACAACCTACAGTAGGTTCTGCTATGTTTAAAAAAGGTGGTAAAGTAAAACCCTTTCGTGACATGAGCAAAATGCTCATTCAAAAACATCTTGGAAAATAATTAATGGCACGAGCACCAAAACTTCCTATTCAAGCTGGAGCTAACTTAGCATCACTCAATCATGATGAAGATGTTCAGCAAGCTATGGTTAATGAAGATGAAGTAGATACCTACGAAGATGCAATTGGCTTAGATGATAACGAAGACAATTTAGAAAGCGATGTCATCGAGTTAGATGATGGCTCAGTCATTGTTAATTACAAGCCAACTCAAGGCCCGCTCAAAGATCCAGAGTTCTATGCTAACTTAGCAGAAGAGTTTGATGAAGGTGATCTAGATGCACTAGCAATTGAATTTTTAGATTTGATTGATGTGGATCGTGAAGCTCGTAAAGAGCGTGACAAACAATACGAAGACGGTTTACGCCGTACTGGTTTAGGTAAGGACGCACCTGGAGGCGCAACCTTTGATGGTGCCTCCAAAGTCGTTCACCCTGTTATGGCAGAGTCTTGTGTGGACTTTGCTGCATCGGCTGCTCGTGAACTCTTGCCATCGGAAGGCATTGTAAAAGCCTATATCCGTGGCGAAGATAATGATAGCCGTTCTGAGATTGCCGATCGTAAAGCAAACTTTATGAACTGGCAGTTAACTGAGCAGATTCAAGAGTACCGTGATGAGATGGAGCAGATGCTCACTCAGTTACCATTGGGTGGTTCACAGTATTTGAAGTGGCGTTATGACTACGAACAAAAACGCCCAATGACAGAATGGGTTCCAATTGATAACATTCTGCTTCCATACGCAACAACCAACTTCTACACCTCTGCTCGTGTTACTGAAGTTCAAGATATTACTGAAGATATTTTTAAACAACGCATAGATCAAGGTATCTATCGTGATGTAGATCAGATTTATGCTCCAGCAATGGACACCACCGAAGAGACTCGTTCCAAGAAAGCGAACGACAAGATTGAAGGTGTTGAACGACCACAGAAAAACGTGGATGGTGTTCGTCGGGTTTACGAAATTACTTGTTTCTTACGCTTAGAAAACGATCCAGAAACCGAGGGTAAGCGTGCTCCTTACATCCTAACCATTGATGAGACTACAAGCAATGTATTATCTCTTTATAGGAACTGGGCATATGGCGATGAAAAGATGGAAAAACTCGACTGGTACGTTGAGTTCAAATTTATTCCTTGGCGTGGTGCTTACGCCATTGGATTGCCTCACCTTATTGGTGGCTTGTCTGCTGCTCTTACCGGTGCTTTGCGTGCTCTTATGGACGCTGCGCATATCAACAACAGCCAGACAATGCTTAAACTCAAAGGTGGACGCATTGGAGGACAGTCTGACCGAATTGAGCCAACCCAAGTTATAGAAATTGAAGGCGCTCCTGGCGTTGATGATGTGCGTAAATTGGCAATGCCATTGCCATTTAACCAACCATCGTCTGTTTTAATGCAACTTTTGGGCTGGTTAACTGATGCAGCTAAGGGTGTTGTTACCACAGCTGAAGAAAAAATTGGTGATGTTAACTCCAATTCACCTGTTGGTACTACACAAGCGTTGATTGAACAAGGTGCTAAGGTATTTTCAAGCATTCACGCACGGCTGCACCGCTCACAAGCTAAGTCTTTGGCTATTTTGTCCCGTATCAATCATTGGTACTTGGAAGAAATGGACAACAACTCTGGTGAAGAGATTGAAATTCGTGATTTTGCGAACAACAATGACATTCGTCCAGTATCCGATCCCAATATTTTCTCGGAAACACAGCGTCTTGCTCAAGCACAAGCCATTTTACAGTTGGCAAACAGTGCACCACAACTCTATGACTTGCGCCAAGCCCATTTGCGTGTGTTAAAACAGCTTAAAATACCTAATATCCAAGAAATTCTACCAAATCCAACGGGCGTTAAAGAATCTAACCCCGCTTTGGAGAACGTTTCAATGGTTATGGGTCATATGGCTGCCGCTTTCCCCGACCAAGATCATTTAGCACATATCAAAGTGCATTTAATGTTTGCAATTGACCCCAATTATGGTGGTAGCCCAATTATTGGCGCTGCTTTTGCTCCTCATTTACTCGAGCACATCAAGCAACACATGACATTACACTATTTGCAGTCCATGCGTAACCATGTTGCAGCAGTTTCTGATGGTGAAGACATTCTTAAGCTTAATGAAGAGCGCCCATTGGATCAAACCAGTGAGCAAGTGCTTGGATTAGCATCCCAATTGGTTGCGCAAGACAGTGCAAAAGACTTCCAGTCATTTATGCCTGTGATTCAGAAGTTAGCACAGCAAGTTCAGCAGATGCAACAGCAACAAATGGAGCAAGCAGCTCTTGCTGACCCAACTGCACAAGTATTAATGAAGACTCAGATGGCTGAGACTCAGCGTAAAGCCCAAGAAGCTCAAGCTAAGTTACAATTTGAGAATCAATCACAGCAACAAGAATTCCAAATCAAGTTGGCTGAGTTGCAAGCTAAAGTTCAAGAGCTACAAACCAAGTACAGCACCCAAACCAACATTGATAACCAACGTAATGCAACCGATATTGCTATGGCAAATATCAACAACTCTGCTAAAGAGCGGATTGCAATGATTACAGCTCAAGCACAGATGAGTCAGCAACAAGTTGCCTTGGATGCTCAGCAAAATATGTCTGCTATGGATGCAATCAATGCAGCTGACCAAGATATTCGTCAGCATGGTTTACAAGTACAACAGCAAGCGTTTGATCAGCAAGCTCAGATGGTTCAACATCAGATTGAAGCCCAGCAAGCCCAGCAACAACACGCTCAAGAGTTACAACAATCAGCAGAACAGCATCAACAACAAATGGCTCAAGCACAACAGCAACAAGCTATGCAACAACCACAACAACCACCCACTGAGGAACAACAATAATGGCAAAAGATGAATTAGGTTTTCGTCAAACCTACAAACAAACTGGTATCCAAAGCTCTGGCGGCGGCCCCGGCGAAACCACAATCGATAAAGGCAATTCTGGCTCACATCGTGACAACAACTGGAAGATCGGCGCTAAGCAAGCTAAGATGGCTAAAGACTCCAAAGTTGGTCCAGATAAAAACCTAAACGAAATTGGCGGCGGCAACTTTTATTAAGATTTGGGGCGGATTTTTAGCCCTTTATGCATAAGTAGTAGTATGAGGGACTTAATTTCAGAATACATTAGCCGCTTGAAAGAAGCGGACAAAGATACAACCGAAGTCCTAGCTTCCGGTTCCAATATCCATAACTTTGATTCCTATCAAAGAGTATTGGGTACTCGGGATGGCTTAAAGCAAGCCATGTCGATCCTAGAAGCCCTCTTAACCGAGGATGATGAATAAGAGTAAGCCGTAACGGCTTTAAGGAGCACTGAATAGTGTTTGATGTAAAACAAAAAGACGAACCAGATTTGCGTTCGGAAACAGAATGCTTTCCAGATGTAGATCCAGGTGTTGAAGTGGCTGGAGATCGAGTATTGGTGCAACTGCGCCGAGAAAAGACCACCAGTAAAGGCGGAATCATCTTAGTTGATGAAACCAAACAAACCCTACGTTTCAATGAGACTGTAGCCAAGGTAATCCAAATTGGTCCCCTTGCATATAAGTCGCCAGATAACCTAGAGCCTTGGATTGAAGGCCCATGGTGTCAAGTTGGCGATTTGGTAAGGACAATTAAATACGGCGGTGATCGTTTTGTTGTTCAGCCCGATGATGATGGCGCCCCAGTGGTGTTCATTACCATTCAAGCACGTGAAATCATCTCTCGCATTAAGTCGTTTGAGTATGCGCAGAAGATGAAGGCGTTTGTGGACTAATTTTGAAAGAAAATTATGGCAGAAAATGAATTGAAAGATGTTCCAATCAAGGAACAAGAAGACGGCTCTGTCTTAGCCAACATTGAACTTCCAGAAAATCTTGATGTTGAGATTGAAAAAGAAGATAAACCAAAGAAAAAAGACGAAGATCACGATGACGAAGAAGCTGAACACGAAGCTGGCGATGATGAAGCTGCTGCTGAGGGTGAAACTGACGAAGAGCGTGAACAGATTCGTGAAGCTCGTAGAGAAGAACGCAAGCTAAAGAAAGAATTAAAGCGCCAGCGTGAAATCTCTGCAAAAAACAAGATTAGCGCACTTGAGAAGCGTAATGAAGAATTAGCAAGACGCTTAGCTGCGGTAGAAAACACAGCGGTTTCTTATCAATTTGCCCAAATTGATAAATCCATTGAGGATGAAGCCACTAAGGTTGAATACGCAAAGATGAAGCTAATTCAAGCGTCCCAAACTGGGGATGCTACGGCTCAAGTGGAGTATTTAGAGCAATTAACAGAAGCTAAACAGCGTCTGCAACAAGCTCAACAATACAAAAAACAACAGCTCGAGCAAGCTAAGGCACCTAAGCAAAATGTGCCAAATCCGATCAGCACAGAAGTTCAAGCCAATGCAACAAAATGGCTTAAAAAGAACTCTTGGTATGATCCGCAAGCTCGAGATACCGATAGTAGAATTGCCAAAGTAATTGACCAAGAACTCGTAGCCGATGGTTGGGATCCATCTGATCCAGAATATTGGGAAGAGTTAGATAGTCGTTTATCATCTCGCTTACCACACCGTTACACCAGTAAAGGTGGTTCAAATAAGCGTGCTAACCCAACGCAGTCAAGTCGGGTTGCAAATACCACCAGTGCAAAAGCTGGCACCATCATGCTAAGTCGTGACAGAGTGCAAGCAATTAAAGATGCTGGTGCATGGGATGATGTAGAACGTCGAAACAAAATGATCCGTGCTTATGCACAGTATGATCGTGAAAATAAAGGTTAATTAAAATGGCAAATAACAGAATTAAACGTGACTTAGATGATCGCTTAGCTGATCGAGTCCAAGAAGTATTGGAACGTAGTACAACTGCGGATCCAGATGACATTGCACGTCGTGAACGCCTTGATGCGTTTAGAGACAAGTGGGCAAATAGTGCGTTGCCCGAAATTCCAGCGGGTACTATCCCTGGGATGCACTTGTGTTGGTTATCAACAACCAATACTTACGACAGTATCGACAAACGTATGGCGTTGGGTTATGAGCCAGTTAAAGCTAGTGAATTAGGAGTTAGCTTTGAAGGACTAGG